ACGCAGTGCCTTCAACTTGGTTTTGCAAGGCTTGGAAGCTGGCCGCGTTTGTACCAGGCACAAAGCGAGCGCCGGGCAAATAAGTAGCGCCCACAGCATCTTGAAAGCCTGGGTGGGGCTTGGTAGCCGCTTGAATAAGTTTGCCGTTCTTGTCGCGCACTTCTTGTTTGCCGACCATCTGATCAACAACGTCAAGCGCCAACTGCGCATCACTAATGATCTTGGGCAACGCTTGTTTAGCGGCCACATCACCTTTAGCAATTGCTTCGCCAGTTGCTTTAGCAGCAGCCATTGTTTGCTGGAACACTGGGTCAGCTTCGCGCTGCATTTTTGTCCGGCTAATTTCAATGTTCTCTTTAGCGCGGGCGTTGGTCAACAACTCACCAGGCGTTGCTGTTTTGTTAGTTGTACTGAGGGTAGTAAGTTTGCCTGTTAATGGTTCAAACGTGCGGTCGACTACTGTGCCACCAGTGTCTTTAGTCGACAACTGAGGCTTGTTCAATTCCATGAACTTTTCAGTGCCCAATTTAGACTGGTTTAGCAAGGCTGCAAAAGCCGATGGGCCTTTTGCAATTGCAGTTTCAATGCTTTGACGGGATTGGTCAACAGAAACACCTCGGGCGGCTAACGCTGGGCCGATGACTGGGTCTTTGTGATTAGCCTCATGCCAAGCAATATAGCGTGCAGGGGCAGTAGGATCGTTAGGGTCTAACGTGTCAAGAAACCCCCGCGATTGTTTTAACTTTGCGTCCAACAAATCAGTTTGCGCTTTCTGTTGCGCTGTCTGTGCGGTTTCAAACTCAAGGCGTGATTTTTGAATGCCAGGTATTTGCGCACCACCACCGCCAGCCGCTACAAGGCCAGTCAATTTGTTGTAGTCAATTTTGCCTGTTTCTGGATCAGTCGCTTGCGAATACGCATCCGCTAACAAGTTCTGCGATTTTTCTGCGCGTTGAGCCGAACCAAGTTGAAACTGTGCCAATTGATTTTGATTTTGCGCGTTTTGAATTTGCGCAATTTGGCTGTACTGCGCCAAAGGATTGGCGACTTCAATACCTCTAACGCCAAGAGCAATGTTTGGGTCAATAGCCATTGTCGTTCCTTATGGTGTAACGCCACCCATAGGGGTGAAATAGGGGTTGCTAACGGTAGCATAGTTGCCGCCATAACCGCCCCCACGTAATGCGTTAGTTAATGCGTTGCCTTGGCTGTAGTTCAAATATGTACCCAAGCCACCAGTAATTGCGTTGGCTTGGCCAACTTGACCAGCCGCTTGAGCGGCTGCGCCGCCAGTTATTAGATTGCCAGCGGTGTTTGCATAGTTTTGACCAGCCTGCGCTACTTGACCAGTAGCGGTTTGACCAATACCAGCCAATGCGGCTTGACGGTTGTACAACTGATTTTCACTAGACACGCCAGTGTTGTATGACGTTAGCGCCCGATTGTATGCGTTACCAAATTCTTGCGAACCCATCTCTTGACCATAGCGTTGCGCTGCTCTTAAAGCGCCGCCAGAGATCAAACCACCACGGGCAGCGGCTTGGCGGTCAAGCGCTTTTTGGCCCTCAGACAAACGGAATGCGTAGCCTGGGTCAGCTTGATAATCGCCCGCGCCAAACTTAAACGCGCCAGGCACATTACCGGCAGTGCGTTGCAATTCCGCTAGCGCGTTATAACCAGCTTCACGATAGGGCGCATAGTCCTGTCGAGTTTGTTGAAACTGCTCGTTTTGAAGTTCTGCGGCGCGATCTGCGGCGGCGGATTGTGTTTTAGCCGCGCTTTTGGCCGCGCTGCTTCCAATTGCCGAACTTACGACTACGGCTCCAGCGACCCAAAATGTCATGGCAGCACCTCTAATGATTGATGTTTAACTTGATTACCGAGACTATACATGCTATTAGGCTCTGCTTCAACCAGTTCGGCCTCCGCTTCCTCAACAGTTTTCGCCTCGATGGCGTGGAAAGTCATGCACAGCGCATCAGTAACTGCATACACCGCACGTTTAGTTCCTGGTTTACTTGAGAACAAGTGAGGCCCAGTAACCTCTTGCACCCCATCGTCTGTGGTGATCGCCACCGTACCAGACACGATTAAATAGAAGTGTTCTTTCTTGTGGACTGCGCCCACGACCAAGACTCCGGCATGACGAAACACTTCACGGCAGTACATACCGCCATGGAAATAGTGCTTTGTTTCAGGTTCGTATTGAGGCAGCTTAGACACTTCGACTTGCAAGGTTTGCACCTTGTCTAGCATCGAAGTGGGCTTGTCAATCTCAAACCCTTTGCCGTAAACAATCCTCATCAGGTCACCTCACGTCCAGAAACGCGGATGTTGATTGCGCTGGCTGTGCCTGCGATTGTACTGATAAAGTCGCCAATGCCAAGCACTTGACCAACCAGTTCTGGAAACGTGTAGACCTCAGACGCTTGCAAGGTCTTGGTCTTGGTGATCAAGTTGGTGTTGCCAGCAGAGCCTGCGGATGTGACCAAGTTGACGCTAATCGTGGCGGCAGACGCGCTGATATTAGTCGCGGTGAACTTGTCGATGATGGCGGTGACGCCAGTCGCGGTGTACTGGGTTGTTTGTGCGTTCTCGGCAAATTTAGCCGGTACGAGGACTTTGACGGTGACTGTCATGGTTTACTCCAATAAGAGGCAGTTATTAGCGGCTTGTTGCATGATGACCCAATTTGTGCCGTCAGACACCATTGTCGCCCAATTTCCTACAACTGCCAAGAGGATTGCTGTGCCAGCACTGGTACTGTCGATTGGCACAACGTTGCTAGATGCCGACACTAAAGTCTGTGCCTGCATGTTCTTAAAAGTCAGATACCTACCAACATACAAAGACGCTGAAGGTAAGGTCACGGTGCAAGTCGAGCCTGACTTGTTATTGATAAACCAAGTCTCATTAGCGGCAACCGTAAAGTCAGCGGTCTTGGTGACTGGCGCACTAGACAGCGCGGCAATGCTTGCGCTTATTACGCTAATGTCAACAATCGGTTGAACTTGCAAAGCCTCAATCTGCTTTTGCATCTCAGCCATTTGAGATTCTAAAGCCGAACAGCAGTCGCCCAATACGTCAGGAACTGGCAAGGTAACTACTGGCGGTAAAGTTTGCAGTTCTTGGTTGACCGACAGCAAAGCCTGATCATAGGACGCGATCAGAGACTCAGAACTAAATGTAAGTCCAGAGTCGTCAATAACCGCCGTGGCAATGTCATTGAGCGACAGAAAGAACAAATACCAAGCGCGGTCGATCAGACCCGTGCGAGGGTCGATCAGCGGCACTCGCGGTGGCGTGATCGGCGTTGGCGTAGCGTTAGGACTAGGCATTCGTTGGACTCAGAATAAGTTCTGCGCCCATGATTGCAATCTTCACAGGGTCAGTGCCAGACGCCTCATAAACACGATCTCGCAGTTTGACAGTCATGCCCAAGCGCCGCCAGATTACACGTTTGTAATACTGACCGATCTTGCCCATGGATGCCCAATGCTCGTTTGACCATGTGTGGCCACCATCATCTGACCAACGAAGCATGATCTGAGGATCACTGCCTTGGCCTAAGTTGATGCCCACGCCAGATTCACAGTCCATTTGAAGCATGTGCTGGGTTGTGCGGCGCAAGGTGTTTTGGCCAGTTGGAAGCGCGCGCCATGAGCGCAGCCACTTCTGGATGCTGCCGTTGTCGCTAAAGTCGTCTAGGTCAAATGCGTAGATGTTGCCGTTTTCAAAGTCGCCAATAACGACCTTGTTGTTGAACGCCATCTGGCAGTTGCCACGGTGACGGGTAAAGTTGCCATCGACAAAGCCTGCACGCTCATGCCAGGCTTGCGTTGCCGCATCATAAACCCAAGTCGTGTTAGCACTAGGGAAAACCAGTACATAGAAACTGTGGCCGTCTTGCTGGTAGGTGTAGCCAATAGCGTCCGACAAGTCAGCGTACTGCTGAATCTGCCACTCAACCGCATGGGTCGAGATGCGAACGCCAGTGTAGCCATTGGCGCGGTAGACGATACCCTGACCACGGCGGTCACGGCCAAGCCAAAACAGGCCGTTGTCCATCTTGGCAATCGAGTAAGGGGCAGCGCAGCCCAACTCGTTAAACGCGCCTTGGATGCGCTGAAGTGGGAAGTCAGTCGCGCCAGAGTCGTACCAGACTTCAATTGAGTTAGTGCCAAAGGCCCAGACTTCACGGAAGTTGGACACCACGGCCACCAAGCCGTCAGGAGAGCCTTCAGTGCTTGCAAAGTCGAGTGGGTCAATGGATGTGCCGTCTAGCAGCTGTGTCACCCACAGCAACTGGCTGTTGGGCTGATTAAACACGAAGTAGCCGTCCAGATAGCAGACAGTCACAGCGCCTGGGAAGTCAGGGTCGGTGATTTGGCCAAAAGCGTTTGTCGTGTTGTTGTAGATGTAGCTGGGGCCGTTGGCCGCAATGAACAACTGCGTGCCGTTGTCAGCCAGACTGACAGGGCCAGTACCGGCCACAGTGCCAATTAGCGTGGCCACATACGAGGTAGTAATCTTGTAAAGCTGAGTGCCTGACACCACAAAGGCTGTGCTGTCGTTGGACGAGAACGCCCACAGGCCACGGATCGGGCCGTTGCCAATGGTGTTGAGTAACTTCAGACCTGGCGCGCGGTTCAGGAACGCAGGCTCTTTACCGGCCTCTGGGACAATCTCAGGGAAGAGATTGACCATGCGTGCGTCTGCCGCATTAACAGACCTTGTGACGTAGGTCGAGCCAAGGATAGGCGTTTTCATCAATAGTTACCGGCATAGATGTTGAAACGCTGGCGGTTGGCCACCAATGCGTAAGGCAGCGCCATCACGTCATCTGGGTTGTTAATGCGCTTCAAGTCACGCTTAGAAGTCATGGCGATGCGCTGCACTTGTGGGCTTGGCTCAACGCCAAACTCAGGAGCAAACTCCATGGCCAAGTTGTAAGTAAACGCACGCAGATAGCCTGGTGGGTAGTACAAAATCGTGGACAAGTTGGCGGGGTTGTTCAACTCTTGAACCGACACAAAGTGAAACTCTAAATCCTGCGTAGGGCGTGGGTAGAGGTATATCTCAATGTTGGGGAACGTCATGTTGACCCACATGACTTGTGGGTAAGTGGACGTTACGGTCTTAACAGCAATACCGTTGTACTGCTGTTGGTTAATCATTTTGATGCCATACGACACGTTATTTGCCGCTTTGAAGTATGTAGCATCGTCAAGCAAGATAGGGCGAAGGCCAATAAAGTCACCAGACGGGCCAAGGGTGCGGCTAATGAAGCCTGCTGGCCATGTGAAGATTTGATCTTGCGTGGAGAAAACTGACAGACGCTCGGTATTCCACGAGTCGATCATCTGATTTAGCGCCATCAAGGCGTCTTGAGAAGTAGCAGCGGAGGGCGTTTCGCCTTCAGCAAGCACACCGAGAAGCCGAAGGGCACGTTCAATTTGTTGGCCAGCGGTGTACGTTGTCATGCTTAAACCTCTTCAGTAGTCACTTTTCTACGGCGCTTAACTTCCAGCACGTTCACAGGAGCCGCTTCGGGTTCGGAAGGCGTGTCTGGATTATAGCGAGTCCAGCCATTTCTTTCATCCATTTCGGCTTCAAGTTCCATTGTGGCAACTTTAGCACCGTGGAGAGGGTGGATTAGCGTAAGGTTCATAATTTAAGAATGGGGGTGATTAGCCCCCATTTGGTTTAGGCCAACAGGCCGAGTGTTTGCAACTTGGCTTCAAGTTGCGCCACTCGCGTTTGCAAATTTGCAACTACTGACAACACAGAGTTACCCTCATCTTTAGTAACAAAACCAAAAGGCGTGGTAGATGTCAAGTCTTGAATTGCATAATCTGGCGTGCCAGGTGCAGTAGACGTGATTGTGGTCAAAGCAGCGGTATTAGCCGCAGGCTTCGTAACAGGAGTTGCACCAAAAAATCCAGCAGTACCGCCACTAGCACCCATAACAGCGCCATCTAATTGCTGGTCTTCGTACGCAACGCCAA